TACGGGAGAGATTGATCCTGAAAAAGCTGCTATCATGGCAGGTATAGGAGCAACCGGAGGAGTAGCTGGTACTGCCTTGGGCAAAGGTGTGTCCAAGTTCCGAGGTACTCGCATTGAAAAAGCTGCTAATCGAAACATGGACCAAGCCCAGAAGGTAGTGGACGAACACATAGCTGCTGGTGGTACTCAGTCAGGTGCCATAGATGAAGTTTCAAAACTACCTTTTGCTAAGATTCTACAAAGGGACTCTGAAATCTCAGGCAGAACTATCAACATGCCTAAGAATCAGTCCCAAGCCCAAGCATCTATCGACAGGAGTATAGTATCTGATAGTGCTACGAGCAGAGTATATAGCAAAGCTTTGGATAAATACCTAGGAGTTTTGTCTACTAGAGTTGGTAACATCTCTCAACCGTTCCTACGGCGTATGCGAAACTTTGAAAGAAACGTACATGTAAATACTTTTAATTCTCTGAAGGAAGCTGAACCTTTCTTGCAAGGTATGAAAAGCCTAGGCACTGCCGCACGTAACAATGTGTCTAGGCATTTAGCCAACGGTGAATTTAAAGCTGCTGAATCGTATATGCCTCAAGCTCTGAAACAAGAGTTTAAGGTAGTACAGGCTCAGCTTAAAGATTTTAAACAAGGACTCAACGATGCTGGGCATGAGTTTACAGAAATAGAAAACTACTTTCCTAGGTTGGTCAAAGACTATGATGGCCTGTTAGCTTCTATGGGAAAAGAAAAGAAAACTTTAATTCAGAAAGCTCTTGAAAAATATGCTAGAACCAAGGGGGTTCCTGTAACTTCTCTAGACATAGATATTAAATCCGACATCACAAATAAAATTCTCAGAGGATACACTCTTAAAGTTGTAGATAATAAGCCAAGCTTCTTGCAGCCTAGGACAATTCAATCAGTAGATGATAATCTGCTTAAGTTCTACGCTTCTCCAGAAGAGTCGCTGGGCATGTACATAAGAAAGGCTGTAAATAATATAGAACGTCGCAAATTCTTTGGGCAGAGCTTTACAAAGCAGCCCAGCGGTGCGGCAGATTTAGACTTATCTGCTGGTAAGATTGTGCAGAAAGAACTAGACGATGGTAATATCACAGCAGAGCAAGCAGATGAACTATTAAGTTTAGTTAAGTCTCGCTTCATAGGCGGAGAACAGAATGCTGGTGCTGTATCAGGAACTGTACGTGACCTAGGATACATGGGAACCATTGCTAATCCTATTAGTGCAATTACTCAGTTTGGTGACTTAGCTATCTCAGGTGGTCTTAAAGGCATGAGGAACACCATAGCTAGCATGTTTGGTACTAAGAATATTAAACTGGTAGACCTTGGTATTGACAACGTGAGTCAAGAATTTTCAGACGTGAGAAAGACTGCTAAGCTTCTGAATAAATTATTTAAGGTTAGTGGATTTAAAGCTGTAGATAAACTTGGTAAAGAAACTTACATCAATGCTGCCTTAAGGAATAATTTTAAAAAGGTTAAAACTCCGAAGGGCGAAGCGGCCTTCAGGGAAAAATGGGGTAAGTATTACGGAGATGATATAGAGGCTCTAATATCTGATCTTAAAACAGGCAAGGTTACTGATTTTGTAAAGGCACATTCCTTTGATGAGTTGTCTAACGTACAGCCCATTACAATGCTAGAAATGCCACAGCCTTACTTAGACCATCCTAATGGCAGGATTTTATATTCTCTTAAATCGTTTACAATAAAACAAATTGACATTGTTCGTAGAGAAGTAGTGCAGGAATATAAAAAAGGCAACAAAGCAGAAGCTATTAAGAAAGCTGCTGTACTTTCTACGTACCTTGCCGCCGCTAATTTAACCACCAAGACTATAAAAGACATGTTATTGGGCCGCGATGTATATGTTGAAGACCTTCCAGAAGATTCTTTGTGGGCCTTGACAGGAATTTTTGGTATCAACAAATACGCATCTGATAAATATCTTAGCAAAGGCGAAGTAACAGAGGCCGCTGTAAACTTAATTACCCCTGCCACGCCTGTTATAGATGCTGCTTTCAAACTTGGCGCTGCTCCTTTCCAAGATGATCCTGATCTTGAAAGCACTGCTAGGGCTATCCCAGTTATAGGACCATTGGTATACAACTGGTTCCTAGGTGGGGCTGAAAAGTACAACAAACGCTTAAAGGATGAAAGATAATGCCGGGGCTGTTAGACAGAATAAAACAAGTGGCTGCTGAAGGCGGAGCGTCTGAGCCTTTCAACTACGCCATGGATCGTCTGCCATCTATGGGAGAGGCAGCAGGTGGTGCTGCTTACATGGGGACTAACTACCTAGCTCCTGAGACAGTAGACTATACCAAGCAGCTTATCGACGCTGCCAAGGAGCAGTACATAGAACCCGCTAGGCAGCAGTTCAACGAGATGCTCCCTACTGGTGTCACCATGAGCGGTAGCCCTAGCTTGACTGATCCAACATTGACACCAAGGTTGGACCTCAACGCCGTCTCTCCTTATGTCCAAGGCAGCGCAGAGGCCACCATGGGGCAGCAGGGCTTGCTGGGCTACAACGTCAATGCACAGGTGCCTATGGGCAGTGGCTTCACTGGGGTTGGCAACTATGGACCGCAGGGTGGCAACGTAGGAGTCAATTATGCACAAGGTGGTCTATCCGCTAACGTTAGTGCTCCTGTGTCTGAGCGAACCGATAGCGTTAAGAGCTTGCTCAACAATATTACAGCCGGTTTCCGGTATACAGGGAACTTCTGATATGGGCCTTTTAGATTACGTACAGCGTCTCATAGGCATACCCGAAGATATGTCTAATGACCCTGCTGCTAGAGGTGTGATGGGCATACCACAACCGCAAAGAAAACCCGGTGGGCTTCTTGGTATGGGTGCTCCGCAACCTCCATCAAAAACAGAGTTTGTGCGGAACATTCTTTCCTCTAGGTATTCCCCCCAAGTCGTTGCAGGTATGATGGGCAACATAGATGTCGAGACCGGAGGAACCTTTGACCCCATGCAGAAGCAGACAAAGGGACCGGGTAGAGGTTTGTTTCAGATGGAAGGGCAAATGCTTCGGGCGTATAATAAATATATTGCCGATAACGATCTGAAAAACACCTCTCAGTCTCAGCTAGATTTCATGTCTGAAATACTTTCAAACTCAAATGTCTATGACATTGGCGCAGGAAATAGGAAAGCTATGAAAAAGACGTTTGAAAGCGGGGACGTTGATACGATAACAAGTGAGTTTTCTAAAAGAGTTTTGCGTCCCGGCAAGCCGCACCTAGATAGAAGGATGGAGTCTGCTCGTAGGTTTGTCAGATAAATGGAAGGCGGAATAGACATACGCCTTGTTGTCACCATTGCCGGTATCCTGTTCAGCGTAGCAGGGGCCAGTGCTGTGGCCAAGATGCAGATCAAGCAGTTAGTTGATCAGCTTCAAGATATAGAGCAGCGGATGCGTAAGATGGACAGCCGTGAAGACAAGTTGACCACGTTGACTGAGACACAGCAGCAGAGGATAGACATCTTGGCAAAGATGGCAAGCCCTGAGAATCTACGTAGGGACCATATGCAGATGGCAGAGCTTTTGACCCATGTCAAGCAGCTAGAAAAAAATTGTGACCGGCTCTATTCCATGCACAATGGCAAACATCCACCTGTGTCAGACACCAGGAAGGCAGACTGATGGGTATACCCTTTGAACTGATCACAATGTTAGGCTCAGGCTTGCTCAGTGGTGTGATGACACTGTGGAGTCAAAGCCAGAAGGCCAAGCAGGACGCATTTAACAGGGCCATAGAGGGTTTGTCTGCACAGTCTAAGGCAACAGACGTGGCCCGTAGGTATGAGAACAAAGGCTTCCAAGTCACGCGCAGGATCATCGCCTTGTCTGCTGTGGGAGCTATCATAGTGTGGCCCAAGGTGATAGCAGTGTTCTGGCCTGAGATACCTGTCACCATAGGCTACACAGAATGGAATCCGGGTTTCTTATTCATCACTGAAGGCAAGGAACTTGTAAAATGGCAAGCCCTGAAAGGCTTAGTGATCACACCATTGGACACACATCTGCTCAGTGCAATTGTAGGATTGTACTTTGGTTCTTCAATGGTTAAAAACGCGAGGTAATGGAGACATGACCGTAACAATTAAACTTATGATGATTATCCTACTTTGGAACAACGATGGTTCATTTGAGAGCAACGTTTCGGAAGTAACCGAATGTCCTGATACAGAGATCGTCAGAGCAGTCATGGAAGAGAGACGTTCGGTAGGTCAGTTCAAGAGTTGGGCAGCGTACTGTGAAGCGGTGCAGTTCGGTCACAACACTGCTACTTAAACGGCGGTCCCCAAGCCCAGCCGGTCAGGCTATAACGAACACCCTTGGTCACTGGTGTTACCCTGTGGTAGTAGTAACTAGGGAAGACAACGATCCTGCCGGGTATTTTCATAGCCTTTTCGTTGATCACCCTCTTCTTGTAAGGCGCACTGGGTGACCCCCAACTGAACTGGAAGTCACCCCCTTCGTAGTCGTCGTTGAGTACAACGTTGAACGTAAGCTTCCTAGCTTGCTCTTTGTGGTCATAATCTATGTGCCAAGAGTACTTCTCTCCCACTGTGTACTTGCTAAGCTGTAGAGGTTGTACACCTTGGATATCGAAGTTCCAACCTTGCTGCAAGTTTGCGGCCAAGACACTGTACAAGACAGTCTGTATAAAATTAGGATCGTCTATGCCAAACATAGAGTTGTTCCTAATTTGTTCTATCCTCTTACCTTGACTGACTAAGGCTTCTTTTTCCTCTAAGTTATCTGCTAGTTTAATTATAGCTTGGCAGAACTCTGGAGTAAAATCATCTGTGCCTGTCTCCTCGCCAGACCTAAATACATTACCGTACATTTTTAATTCTCCATAGAACTTTGTCTTTTTCCAGTTCTGTATAGGTCATCCAATCTGCAATTTCTTCTTGCGTTCTCAGACAACCTATACAGATCATATCGTGCATCCTGTTCTCTAGCTGGCACACGTTCACGCAGGGACTCTTAGACTCCACAGCTTCCGCCATGTCCCGTGATGTCGCAGATGTCATGCGTCTCTAGTCCTTCCTCAAACTCTTCGCCCAGCTTGTCTACAGCTTCGCTATAGGACACCGAAGATAGAGGCTGTCCTCCCCTACATCCATCAGGGTACACCGTGAAACCCCGCAGCCTGTGAGCGTAACTAGCAAGGGTATTAGCAAAGTCATCAACAGTGTCCTCATTGTTAAGCTTGCTCCCCCACTCTGGCAGGTTGATCGTACTGCTGATGGACATATCCACGTAGTCTTGTACGTCAGCTTGGAACTTCATCCTGCGCTTGTAGTCACTGGCTAAGTCTAGGGCAGACTCAATGTTGTCAGGTTTCACACCGTACAGATCAATGATCTCTTGGGCTGCGCTGTCTACCACGTACTGGTAGTGCCACTTGTTGCCACCTTTGAGATACCTGCGCTTGTAGGCAACAGCGAAGATAGGCTCAACGCCAGTAGAAGTGCCAGCAAGAATACCAATGCTACCAGTAGGGGCAATAGCCCGATTAGCAACAGGACGGGTAATGCTAAATTGATCAGCAGTTTCTCTACTGACCTTATCACTGACACCCTTGTACACAGAGAGCCACTGGTGCAGTTCATCGCTGACTTCATACTTCTGACCCTTCTTGATAAGCCATTCGTGCATACCCATCAGACCTAGACCAAGCCTACGGTTCTTCTCGCGTGTCTGGTAGACCTTATCATAGGGCAGTTTAGCTTTCATAGTACCGCAGATAAGGAACTTGGTGGCTAGCTCTACCACCTCAGAGAACTCTTTAAGGCTAGTGATGCGTCCCATGTTGATAGAACCAAGGTTGCACACGTCGCTATCCTCAGCGCTTGTCACTTCTGTGCAAGCGTTGCGGAGTGTCTCGTTCTCTTTGTCGAAGAAGTTAAAGCTAAAACCCGGCTCTGCGGTCTTCAGTGCCTGTCGCACATTAGTTCTGAAGACATCCCCTACTTCTCCCGTCTTCCAGTATTTCAACAGCCACTCTGTGTCATAGTTGACACTGATGTTCGTCATGTCCAACGGTGCTGCAAAGTTGAAGTCCTGTTCCTTGACTTGGCCTATGCTGAACCCTGTCTGGCCTACATCCATATCGTACCAGTTCTTGCTGGCCAAGAAGGCACCAATGTCGCGATGCTGCCAGTTCAGGCTGGCGTAGATAGCAGACCGTCGGCTACCTCCTTGCATAACCCTGCGGCCAATTTCGTTGATCATCTGCATCTTAGGTATCGGTCCACTGGACAAACCGCCCGTCTTGCTAAGACCAGAACCCTCTGGACGATAGATCGAATAATCTACACCAATGCCGCCACCCGTCATCAAGCAGGACTCAGATTTCCAGCTAAGGTTAGCCCAATCTTCGCGACTGTCCTCTTCTGCTTTCAACAGATAGCAGTTGTTGAAGAACTTATTAGGACGACCGGCGTAGTACAGGTAGCGACCACCAGGGATGAACTTGAGTTCCCGCACCATCTCAGTGAGAGTACTCACCTCGTCCTTAGTAAGAAGATCGCCACATACATCGTCTACCAAAGTCTTGGCCAAGTCGTACCAAGTCATGCACCCTTCGTGGGCATACTTGTGCTTGAAGATGTCTTCGCTGAACTTGGAGCGGAACATTGGGTTTTCGTTAGATTTAAAAGTCATTGCAGTCTACCGGCCTTAAGTTAAATTTATGAATGTTCTCAGCTAACTCTTCTCTCAATAAGTCTAGCAGCTTCAGTGAGTCTATGTCCAGCAAATCTATAATCTCTTCACAACTATATGCTTCACTGATATCAAGAAGCTGTTCTTCAGAAAGCGTGTTCACCGTGTGCCTCCTGTTCTACCTTCTCCTCTCCAACTAAGAACACCGGACGGCCTGAGCGGAACTTGACCTCTAGCTCATCGCCCCAGCAGGTCTTCTTGTGAGAACAGTATGAACAATTGATACCCAACTTCTTGCGTCTGGATTGCTTGTCCACCACAGTATCAAAGTGCCTCTCAGGCGGCTCTGGCAAGGCAACATCGTGCTTGATGCTGGCAATCTTGGCGCTGGTGTCTTCTATATCATGGTGAGTATATGTGGCTAGCTCTCCACCAGACTTGTCAAAGGCCAAGAACGTACCGCTCTTCTTGCCAAAGGCGTTAGCATAGCCGCTGATCTGGCTGATGTAACCAAAGGCATCGTCGTCAGGCAGTGTGCCGTTCTTGAACTTCTTCATGCTGAATGCACTGGCAGACTTAACATCGACCAGTTCACCATCTATCATGCAATCGATGTGTCCCTTGATATCGTCTATCTCAATCTCGGCTTGCATCTCAGTCACAGAATGTCCAGCTTCCTTGGCCAAGTAGATCAACATTGCTTCAACAATGTCACCTACAATGAACTTGAGCTTGGTCTGTGGGGTGAAGCTCTCCGCTTGCTCGTCACCGTTGATGTCGTACCAGAGCGCCCTGCTACAAGGCTTGCCAATGTTGGACATACGGAGCCTAGGGTTAGGTGCAGCTTGGCTGACCCATAACTGTTTACGCATGGCGTCCATCACCGTGGCACCTAGCTCAAACAGCAGCCCTTGGTCTGGTTTCTTTTTACCGTTAGACACCAAGTCGTAGATGTCGTCTACCAGTGTATCAATCGTTTTTGTCATGTTCCACCTTCACTATGTTTTTATGATACTTACGTTTTCCGCTTTTGACTTCACTCAAACCGGGGTGTTGGTAACCGTAGCGTCTGCAAAACTCTGCCATGCTCATGTCTTCAACCCGCTGCCTAGAACCATCTTTGTAAGTGACAGTAAACGGCCCCTGATTCTCAGGGTTCCGTACCCCTGTAATATCTTTCACAGGATCACCATCGTATCTTAGGCTTACTATGTTTTTGTGTGTGTCTCGTGTTCCGTACCTGACTTTAGATAAGTGACTTGTATTATACCCGTGACGTTCAGCAAACTCTTGAACAGTCATGTCCTCAATCCTATGCTCAACACCGTTGTCGTAAACTATTGTAAACGGCCCGATGTATCTATGGTTGTTAACCCCCTCCATTTTTTTGTAGCTTTCAACGGGCATAAAAAACCTCTTACCACCGATGTTCTTGTTGTAGTAGTCATCGCTCCCAAGAACATCCAAATCAACCTGTACTTTCATCTCATTGTAGTACAAGTCACGTTTGTTTTTACATAGTAAAAGTATAACAAAACTGAAAGCTCTTTTTCCAAACTTTTTTATGTCCGGCTCAAGATATTTAGAACTTGAACAGTAGTATTTCCAATTACTCTCCGTTGTTCTCTTTGTCTTCTTATATCTATACAGGTGCTTACAACCTATATAACTCTTACCGGACTCTTTGTGGGTAATCTGGTAGACAAATCCAAAATGATCGTTCGGATTGAACCTGCCTACCAGACTAACATCCCAATGCCCGTACTTGGGCGCTCCCATTTAGAACGGAACGTCGTCGTTCAGATCGTCTACCGCTCCGGCCTTTGGCTTCTCGTCAAAGCCCTTACCCTCTGGGACGTACTCTACAGGGTCAGTGATCTTCACAGCGTTCATAAAGGTGGTAGTACCTGTACCAAAGCTGTTGTTATAGGGGCGCTGGCTGACC